CAGCCAATTAATTCGGCTGGGCGATTTGATGTAGCTCAGTTGGTACTAGAGGATATGCGTAATAATATTAAGAAGGCATTGTATATGGAAACACTAGGAAGACCTGAAGGCACTCCTATGACTGCAACGGAAGTTGCTGAACGAATGGCAGATTTGTCAAGACAAATCGGATCATCATTTGGTAGGTTGCAATCAGAATTTGTTGTGCCAGTATTAAGGAGAGTTATTCGCATCTTAAAAGATCAAGGAAGAATAGAATTACCAATAGTCAATGGTCGAGAAGTCAAAGTACAGGCAATCAGTCCGTTGGCAAGAGCGCAATATCAACAAGATATTAGCGACATAAACAGATTTCATGAGATTATCGCTACGACATTCGGTCCACAAGTCCTTAATTTAATAGTTAAACAGGACGAAGTGGCGAAACATATCGGTAAGCTGATGAACATTCCTGAGAAACTATTAAGAGATTCAACGGAACAGCAAGAACTAGCCCAAGAATTGCAATCTATGGCACAAGAAGGACAACTAGGAGAATTAAATGGCATGGGAAAAACACAAGTCGCCTAAAAAGCCACTTACCACCTCAATAGACGGATATACAAGAACACCAGAAGTTGAAAAGAAATTAAATCAACTTGTAGCTAGTGTTTTTAAGGGAGATGATGGAAAGCAAGTATTAGCTTATCTGAAATCTATTACCATGGAAGCCGTGGCTGGACCAAATATAACTCAAAATGAACTGTTTCATTTAGAGGGTAAACGCTATCTTGTAGCAATACTAATACAAAGAATTAATAAACATAACAATGAGGTGAAAAAATGAGTGAAGAACAAGTACAAGAACAATCAACAGAAACACAGGAAGACACAGGGAAACCTGAACACATTTCTGACAAGTTTTGGGATGCTGATAGCAAGTCAGTCAATGTAGAGGCATTGTCAACAAGCTATAATGCATTGGAAAAGAAACTTGGAAAACGAACAGAAGACCTGACAAAACAAATTCGTCAGGATATGGATAATCAAAAATCAAAGAATGTTCCAAAGGAATATGAAATTAAAATGCCTGATGACTTGCCTGAAGATGTGCAGATAGACATTGATAAGGATCAACCTCTGATGAAGTGGTGGTCTGAAAAAGCAAAAGAAATGGGCTTTTCACAGGACCAGTTCAATGAAGGAATAAGCCAATTCATTAATAATGAAATTGGTGGTCTTCCTAATATTGAACAGGAAATGCTTGATTTAGGGGATAATGCAAAGGAAAGAGTGGAATCGGCTAACTTATGGGCTAAAAAGCATTTAAGCGAAGATGCCTATAACACCATATCCAACCTTGCATCCACATCCAATGGAATAAAAACCTTGGAGGAAATCATGTCGCTTAACAAGAAAAGCGTTATGCCATCCACACCAACAGCGATAGAAGGAAAGCCAACATTGGATGACCTTCGTTCCATGATGAAGGACCCTCGCTATTGGAAAGATGGGGAAAAAGATAATGGATATATTCAAAGGGTAACAAAATTATTTGAAGCAATCTAATGCGACTTGTTCTTGTACAATGGCGAGATACAAGAGAAGTTGGAGAAACTTGGCATGACATGGAGGAAGTATCAAAAACACATTCTTCCGTTATTCATAGTGTTGGATGGATTACAGAAAGAACAGAAGTTGATTTAAAGATATCAGCCTGTTGTCCTTTGGAATTAGAGGATAAGGAAGTAGGACGCACTACTGTCATCCCTCACGGATGTATTGAATCAATTAAGGATTTAATCCTGAAAGAATAATGTGCGTTGCAAATACTGATTTCTTTACCCATTAATTGCCTCAAGACCTTTAGAGTAAAGGAAAATGCCCTTTTGGAGAACATTGGACTAGCTTGAAAGACAATCGAAACCTTAACTAACGGAGAAATGAAATGGCTAGTACAATAACCAATGCCTTTATTACTCAGTTCGAATCAGAAGTTCACATGGCGTACCAACGCATGGGAGCTAAACTTAAAAATCTGGTGAGAACTGTTAATGGAGTAAGTGGTTCTAGCGTGAAATTCCAAAAGGTTGCAAAGGGAACAGCGACAACTAAAGCTAGACATGCTGAAGTAGTTGCTATGAACCTTGCTCACTCTAATGTGTCTGCAACTTTAGCCGATTATTACGCTGCCGACTACATTGACAAGTTAGATGAATTGAAGATCAACATTGACGAAAGGCAAGTTGTGGCACAAAATGCTGCATATGCCCTTGGTCGTAAAACAGACGCTATTCTTATAGCTGTGTTGGATGCTGCTACTTCAATCGCTGCAAATGTCAATTCGTCTGCTACAAGCATGACATTAATTAAAGCTAAAAACATGCAATCAGTTTTTGCTACTAATGATGTGCCTGATGACGGACAACGCTACTTCGCTGTTGGTCCTACTCAATGGGGTGACCTAATGAGTGTGGATCAGTTCTCTAGAGCCGAATATGTCGGACCTGAAAATTTACCATTTACAAATGGTGAATCAACTGCGAAAAGATGGATGGGATTCCTTTGGTTTGTTCATTCAGGATTAAGCACTTCAGGTTCAGACAGACTATGTTTGGCATGGCATAAATCTTCTGTTGGTCTTGGCATAGGTCAAGATGTTAAAACAGAAGTTAACTACATACCTGAAAAAGTTTCTCATCTTATTACTTCTTCTCTCTCTATGGGAGCAGTTGCAATTGATGGTGATGCTGCTAGGGTACAACTTTGTACAGAATAGGAAGGAGATATTTATGGCTTATGCAACGAGTAACCCAATAAAGAAAATCTCTCAAATGGGAGATTCAAACTCTCTGTGGTACTATACTGACGGAGATGCCATTGGAGATATAGATAATGCAGATTATTTTTTAAGTGGTGGTCTTCATGACCTTACTGCTGGAGATATAATCTTTGTAAATAGTGGTGGTTCAAATGCTGTTGTGGATATACTAATAGTAAATGCTGCAACAACTGCGACTGTTACTACAGTTATCTTAGCGTAAATTTATTAACTAGGGGGATTATTCCCCCTAGATTATAATGATTCTAATATGGCAACGACAAAGATAGATATATGTTCAACAGCTCTAATACTCATAGGAGCAACAACAATCACCTCTTTCACGGATGACAGTACAGAGGCGACTGTCTGCAATACAATCTACGAGGATGTTCTTAAGGCATCCTTGACAAGACACAGATGGAGATTTGCGTCAGAACAAAAGCAATTAAGTTTACTGACAGCAACTCCGACAGGACGATTTGCGTATGCCTATCAACTGCCTACAAGTCCTCAACTCATACAAATTATTACACTAACAGTTAATGATGCTGTTATTCCATATGAACGATATGGAGATAAAGTTTATTTAGACAGCTATGGTAGTACCTCTACCGTTGTCTGCGATTACATCTTTCGCCAAGATGAAGCGTATTTTCCTCCACACTTCATCTTGGCTCTTGAATATCATTTAGCCAGTCTGTTTGCTGGATCAATAGCTAGGGATTCAGGAATGATTAAGCAATTTTCTGAAATGGCTGAACGACAATATCTTGTTGCCAAGAATATTGATTCTGCTGAAAAAACAAACCAGCAATTAAATGTAACTCGATTTACAAACTTAAGACAATCAACGAGAATTTAAATGGCTAGAACATTAAGAACTGTTCTAACTAACTTTAGTGGGGGAGAACTTAATCCACTACTAAAAACAAGAACGGATGCAAAGGCATACTTCAATGGAGCGCAGACACTTCGCAACTGGTATATGCTCGATACTGGTGGAATCATGCGTAGGCAAGGAACTTCCTATAAGCAAACGCTAACTGGAGAATCTCGCATATTGCCATTCGTCTTTTCAGATGATGAAGTTGCCATATTTTCTTTAAGCAACAACAGGCTGGATGTCTTCAGCAGTACAGGAGCATCCATTCAAGCAAACATAACATCCAACTGCAACTGGACCACAGCCCAGTTATTTGAACTGAACATAGCTCAATTTGGTGATACTGTTTTTATAGCTCACAGGGATAATCCAACAGTTAAGATTAAAAGGGCATCAGCATCATCATTTGCTGCAACAATATTTGCCTTTGATTCCCATTCTTCAGGATATCCACGCTATCAACCTTATTATAAGTATGAGGATAGTGCTGTTACACTAACTCCAGCAGCAACGACTGGAAGTGGAGTTAATGTAACTGCGTCATCTGCCATATTTGATTCTGATGCCAACTGGGTAGGGAAAGTCTTGCGTATCGGAGAAAAGGAAGTTGATATTACAGCAAGGACCAATACAACCGTTGTTGTCGTAACCATCAGGGAAACATTGGCAAGTACAAGTGCCAACGCTGAATGGGATGAACAACTGATTTCCTCTCACAGAGGATACCCCCAAGCAATTACTTTCCATGACAATAGACTGTGGTTGGGTGGAGTTAAATCCAAGCCATCTTCAGTCAATGCCAGTCATGTAGGCGATTACTTTAACTTCAGCGTAGGTACTGGTCTGTCAAGTGAAGGCATAGATGTTGCCATTAGTGGTGATCAGGTGAATGAAATTCGCCATCTTTATTCCAGTTCCAATCTACAAATTTTTACGGATGGTGGTGAATATATTATTCCAACATCATCCGATACTGCTGCAATCACTCCAAGCAACATTGTCTTTAGGCGACAAACACCCTATGGATGCTCTCGAACAAGACCAATTCTTTTTGATGGAGCATCCCTCTATACGCAAAAGAATGGTCAGGCAATCAGGGAGTTCATTTATTCCGATACGGAGGCTGGATACATTTCAACTAATATTTCTGTAATGGCTAACCATCTTATAGACAGTCCAAAGGATATTGCCATGATTAGTGGCAGTTCCACTCGTCCTGAACAATTTGCTATTTTTACAAATAACGGAAGTACCCACGGAGGAAAACTGGCAGTCTTTCATTCAATAAGAGAGGAAGACATAGCTGGATGGACCATGTGGAGTACAAGAGATGATGATACATTTCACAGCGTTACAAGTGCCAACGAACATTTATTTGCTGTATGCAAACGATCCCTAAATAGTGTAGTAACCTATACATTGGAGAAGTTTGCAGAAGATGATTCAACGAGCCTTGACTGTTCAACAGCGTCAACCCTAAACCAGCGTGGTACTCCTCTCGTTAAAGGCGCATCACAGTCAGGGCTTACATTGATCACGGATGGATTTACTTCAGCTCCACAAGTACAGGAGGCATTTACAATTAGTGGAGTAACAGGAACATACACGATTACTGCCGTTACCAACAATGGTGGTGGAACATATACTTTAACACTTGATGCC